AAAAGGTGAGTTATCTATACTTATTTGGCTGAAAAACTTGAAACAAGTCAGCGAAAGAGCATTTGAGGACTTAAATGAGAAGAATGTATGAATTTGCCTGTATAAACGGGCATAAGACAGATAGATTTGTTGTTTATGAGACAACAAGTCTGAAGTGTGAGTGTGGTGAGGATTCTCATCGCATTCTCTCAGCGCCAGCTTTTAAGCTAGAAGGGTGGTCTGGAGCGTTTCCATCATCGCATGGGAAGTTCGAGAAAAGCCATTTGGATAAGTTAAAGGCTGAACGCAAACTCAACTCATAAGCAATTATGCCGAGTTGAATCTCCTACAACCGATTGACGGCAGGAAAAGGAAAAAGTATGTTGATTGATGATGACAAAGAAGAGTTGGGCGAGTTAGAGATCGAAGAGCAGAAGATCGAGCAGAAGCCTGAACTCCCTGAGAAATACAGGGATAAAAGTTTAGACGACATTGTGAAGATGCACCAAGAGGCTGAAAAGCTCATTGGAAAGCAAGCACAAGAAGTAGGCGAGGTCAGAAAGCTAGCCGATGAACTCATCAAACAGAACCTTAGTTCACGACAACAGACTAGACAGGAAGAGCCTGAAGTAGATTTCTTTGAGAATCCACAGAAGGCAATTCAGAGGACTGTTGATAATCACCCTGACATCCAAGCGGCTCGCATGGCGACTCTTGAGATGAAAAAGGCACAAATTCAGCAGAGGTTAGCGCAAGAGCATCCCGACTTTGGTGAAATTGCCAGAGATCAGGACTTTGCAAATTGGGTGAAGTCTAGCCCTGTTCGCATTAAAATCTTTGAGCAAGCCGATGCAGGATATGATTTTGACTCTGCCAATGAATTGCTATCTACCTATAAACAGCTACGTTCTGTTAAACAGAAGCAAACAAGTGATGAGGGTGAGGTAACTCGCAAACAGAACTTAAAAGCAGTAGGTGTAGATGTAGGTGGTTCTGGTGAATCATCAAAGAAGGTATACCGAAGGGCAGACCTTATTCGGCTGAAAATGCAAGACCCAGATCGTTATGATGCCCTAAGTCAAGAAATTATGGCAGCATATCAAGAAGGTCGAGTTCGTTAAACTTTAGGAGATTTAATCATGGCATATCCAACACCAGCGGTAACAACAACCACCGCAGCAACGTTCATTCCAGAAATTTGGAGTGATGAAATCGTAGCCGCTTACAAGAAAAACCTTGTATTGGCTAACATCGTTATGAAGATGAACTTCAAGGGCAAGAAGGGTGACACTGTTCACATTCCAGCTCCTACCCGTGGTTCTGCTTCTGCAAAAGCCGCCTCTACTGCCGTCACTTTGATTGCAGATACTGAGACAGAAGTTTTGGTTTCTATTAACCAACACTTTGAATACTCACGTTTCATTGAGGACATCGTTGAAGCCCAAGCCTTGAACAGCTTGCGCCAGTTCTACACTGCTGATGCGGGCTATGCGCTTGCCAAGCAAGTAGACACTAGCTTGATCCAATTGGGTCGTGCATTCAATGGTGCTACTGTCGGTACTAACGACTACGCTACAAGCAATACATCCACCAAAGCCTTCATCGGTTCTGATGGTACTACTGCTTACAACAGCACATCTTCCAATGCAGCCGCATTGACTGATGCCGCTATTCGTCGCACCATTCAGCGTTTGGACGACAATGACACTCCTATGGATGGTCGTTTCTTTGTTATTCCTCCTTCAAGCCGCAACACGTTGATGGGTCTGTCCCGTTACACCGAGCAGGCTTTTGTGGGCAATGGCAATGCAATCCGTACTGGTGAAATCGGTCAACTGTATGGCATCCCCGTGTTCACAACAAGCAATGCTGACTTCGGTGCTGGTAACTCTGGCGCTGATCGTATCTGCTTGATGGGTCACAAGGACTCTATGGTTTTGGTTGAGCAGATGGGCATCCGTTCACAGACTCAGTACAAGCAAGACTACCTTGCTACTTTGTTTACATCGGACACTTTGTATGGTGTGAAAGCCATGCGTACTGCCGCTACAACTGGTGCAGCTTTGTCTTCTAGCGCATTTGCGTTAGCAGTTCCAGCCTAATAGTTGCCACTTTCCCCTCATCTTCACGGGTGGGGGGATTTTTTCTAATCTAGGAGGAATTTATTATGGCAACCGCTTCAGCAGTAGTATCCCGTAGGGGTAATGACCAGTTCCGTGGTTTGTTTAGCGACACATGGGCTGTACGTGCAACTTTGGACGCAGGTTCATTGGTTGATGGCGCTGGCGAGACAGACGATGTAACAATCCCTGGCGTAGCTTTGGGCGACATGGTTATCGGTGCATCTTTGGGTGTGGATTTGGTTGGTTTGACAGTAACAGGTTATGTTTCTGCCGCAAACACAGTCAAGTTCCGTATTCAGAATGAATCTGGTTCAACCGCTGACTTAGCATCTGCAACACTTCGTATTGTTGTAGCTCGCATGGTCTAATAAAAGGGGGCTAATAACCCCCTTTTTAATGGAGTTCTTATGGCAACCTTTAGATGTTTAACAAGTGGACAGACAGTCACTTTTACCTATCAGCACGATATTGATTCGATGAAAGGTCATCAAGGTTATGTCAGAATTGATGAAGTTGAAGAAGAAACTTCTGAGAAGCAAATAGTCTTGCAACCTCCAGCACCTGTTAAAAAGATGGGTCGTCCAAGGAAATCAAATGTCTGAGATTGATCCACGAGAATTCGGCAAGCTAGAAGCCCAAGTTGAGGCTTTACAAGCAGAAGTCCATGCACTTCGCCAAGATATTAAAACGCTTTTAGAAATGGCTAACAAGTCTAAAGGTGGGTTTTTCGTTGGAATGGCAATCGCCTCTGTTGTTGGCGGTATCATTTCTTTCATTGCAACCAAGCTAGTTCGATAAGGATTTATATGCCTCAAGTTGGAAACAAGAAATTCCCATACACAGAAAAAGGCGAGAAAGAAGCCAAAGAGTATGGCAAGAAGAAATCTATGCCTGTTACTGTAATGATTGCTATTGGTAAGCCTAAAGCTATGCCTACTCGTGGTGGTCGTACCGCTACGAACATGATGAAAAAAGCAGGTCGTGGCAAATGAAACCCGCTACCAAGATCAGGAAGGTAATGCGTGAGTTTAAGGAAGGAACTCTCCACTCTGGCAAAAAAGGCCCTGTGGTGAAGAATCCTAAACAAGCGATTGCCATTGCCATTTCAGAATCTAAGAGGAAGAAGAAATGAAACAAGGTCTATACAGCAACATCGCAGCAAAAAGAGAACGCATCAAAGCAGGTTCTAAGGAAAAGATGCGTAAGGTTGGTTCTAAAGGTGCTCCTACTGAGGCGGCATTTAAGGCTGCGGCTAAGACCGCAAAGAAGAAATGAAATCTCCTGTTTGGCAAACAAAAGAAGGAAAAAACCCCAAGGGGGGCTTGAATGCCAAAGGCAGAGCATCGTATAATGCAGAAACTGGTGGCAATTTAAAACCACCAGTCAAGTCGGGAGATAACCCTCGTAGGGCATCCTTTTTAGCACGAATGGGCAATATGCCTGGCGCTGAGATGAAAGATGGAAAGCCTACCCGACTTTTACTTTCTCTTAGAGCTTGGGGCGCAACGTCCAAGGAAGACGCTAAAGCTAAAGCTAAAGCGATCTCTAAGAGGAATAGGAAATGAGACCAGTATCAGTCGGAGTTAACCCAACAGCCGCAACGCTGACAACTGTTTATACAGTTCCTACGGGTTATTACGCCAAGTTTACTGTGATGTACATTCACAATACTGGTGGTTCGACTAAGCACATTACTGTTCAATGGTATGACGCAAGTACGGCTACCACCTTAGACATTCTTACTTCGTACACCCTAACTTCTAAAGAATATCTTGAGTTTAATGGTGTTGCTTATATTGTTTTAGAAGAAGGCGATAAGATTCAAATTACTACTGAAGCGGGTAGTACCTTCAGTTTTATTGCCACATTTGAGGTTCAAGGAGCGCAACGAACATGACCTACTTAGAACTTGTTAACGATGTGTTAGTTCGCTTGCGTGAAAGCACAGTATCTACTGTTGGCGAAACAACCTATTCTTCTTTGATTGGCAAGTTTGTCAATGATGCCAAGCGTCAGATTGAAGATTCCTACACTTGGAATGCCTTGGCTCAGACAGTCACTATCACCACTACTTCTGGCGTAAGTTCTTATGCTTTGACAGGTGCTGGTCAGAAGTTTCGTGTTACTGATGCTATCAACACTACTAGCGTCATTACCCTAGATAACACCACTGTTGCGGATATGAACCGCAAGCTCAACTTTGGTACACCTTCACAGTCTATTCCTAGCGAGTTTTGCTATAACGGAGTAGATGGTAATGGCGACACAAAGGTTGACTTGTTCCCTGTCCCAAATGGCGTATATACATTGTTGTTTGACCTAATCATTCCACAAGCTAATCTCTCTGCTGATGGCACTTCTGTCAAGGTTTTAGACTACTTGGTGACACAAAGTGCCTATGCAAGGGCTTTGATTGAGCGTGGAGAAGATGGTGGAACTAACTCTAATGAGGCTTATGCTTTGTTTAGAGGGATGCTCTCTGACGCTATTGCGATGGAGTCCACTCGTTATCCTGAAGACAACTTTGTGGCGGTCTAATGGCAGCACAACTCCAAAGTTACAGTCTCTCAGCACCAGGCTTTTATGGCCTGAATACTGAAGATTCTCCCCTTGATTTAGGGGCTGGCTTTGCTTTGGTTGCAACTAACTGCATCTTGGATCAGTATGGTCGTATTGGTGCTAGAAAAGGTTGGTCAAGGGTTAACTCATCTTCTGGTGCTTTGGGTGCTAATGATGTTGGTGTTATCCATGAGTTAGTTCAGACTGACGGAACTCTTACAGTTCTGTTTGCTGGCAACAACAAGATATTTAAACTTGGTACTGCTAATGCGGTTACTGAGTTGACCTATGGTGGTGGTGGTACTGCTCCTACTATCACGGCTAATAACTGGCAAACTGCATCCTTAAATGGCATTGCATATTTCTTTCAAACAGGTCACGATCCTTTGATTTATGACCCTGCCGTAAGTACAACAACTTATCGCAGAGTCTCAGAGAAGTCTGGCTATGTAGCTACAGTTCCTCAAGCCAACATTGCTATTTCAGCATTTGGTCGCTTGTGGGTGGCTAATACATCTACAGACAAAGTAACTGTTACCTTCTCTGATCTGATTGCAGGTCATGTATGGGGTGGTGGCACTTCAGGCTCATTAGATGTATCCCGTGTATGGCCTAATGGTGCAGATGAGGTCATGGGCTTGGCAGCTCACAATGATTTCTTGTTTATCTTTGGTAAACGACAGATTCTTGTCTATTCTGGTGCTTCTACACCCGCATCTCTTGTTTTGAGCGACACAATAGGCTCTATTGGGTGTATCGCAAGGGATACTATTCAAAGCGTTGGCTCTGATGTTATTTTCTTGTCAGACTCAGGTGTTCGTTCCTTGATGAGGACAATTCAAGAGAAGTCTGCTCCCCTGAGAGACTTGTCTAAGAATGTTCGTTTTGACCTAAATTCAGCATTGGCAAGCGAGACATTGGCTAATCTGAAGTCTGTTTATTCAGAAAAAGAAGCCTTTTATCTACTTGTTTTACCCGCATCTTTCCAAGTTTACTGTTTCGATACCAAGCAATCATTGCAAGATGGTGCTTCCCGTGTAACGAAGTGGGACTCTATTGCTCCAACTGCTTTGCGATCATTGCGTAATGGTGACTTATACATTGGTAAGAATGGGTACATCGGCAAGTATGGAACTTACCTTGATGACACATTAACGTACCGATTTGCGTACTACACAAACAATGCAGACTTAGGAAATCCTAACCAGATTTCTATTTTGAAGAACGTGACTGCCATTGTGATTGGTGGATCAGATCAGTTTTTGACTATCAATTGGGGATTTGACTACTCTGGTGCTTATCGTGCAGAGAATGTATATATCCCATCACAATCCAGTTTTGAGTATGGTACGGCTGAATACAATATTGCCGAATACACAAGTGGTGTTCCAATTAAAACACTAACTGCAAATGCTTCAGGTGCAGGAAAGATTGTCCAGACGGGTTATGAAACAACCATTAAGGGTGTCTCATTTTCATTGCAAAAGATTGAAATTCAAGCCAAAGATGGCAAAATGGGCTAAGAGGTAAACCATGTCCGCTGTCCTTAATTTTGTTAGAACATCAAAAGTTTGCTCTCATTGCAAAGAGGATAAGTCATTTTCAGAATATACAAAAAATAGGTCGGCAAAAGATGGTTTGCAATATAGATGCAGAACTTGCGATCTTGTTTATCAAACAAAACGAAGAGCTGATAATTATGATGAAAGTTTAGAATACAGCAGAAACTATCAGCGTAATCGTAGACAAAACTATGATTACAGATTGCAAATGCTTATCAACTCATCAAAGCAACGAGCAAAAAACAAAAACAGAGAGCATTCGATTACTGTTGAAGACATCAAAGCAATTTATCCAGCAGATGGATGTTGCCCAATTTTCGGCATGAAATTAGAGTTTAACCAAGCAGGATTCAGAGAAAGCAGCCCTAGCATTGACAGAATAGACTCGACTAAAGGATACACACGAGATAACATTCAAATTATCTCTTGGAAAGCAAACCGAGTAAAAGGTTACGCTACTGTCGAAGAACTTGAAATGTTAGTTGCGTACCTGAAAAACGGAGAATGATATGAGCCAATACACCAAGACCACAAACTTTGCGACTAAAGACAATCTGTCGCCTGGCAATCCTTTAAAGATTGTCAAAGGTACTGAAATTGATACAGAGTTTAATAATATTGCTACTGCTGTTGGCACTAAAACAGATAATGCTTCTGCCAATATTACTGGTGGTTCAATCACAGGTATCACAGACTTAGCTATTGCTGATGGCGGTACTGGTGCTTCTACGGCTACTGCTGCTTTGAACAACCTCTTGCCTAGCCAAACTGGTAACGCAAACAAGTATCTTCAGACTGATGGCACTAATGCTACTTGGGATGCGGTAAGCCTGTCTACTTCTGACATTACTGGCACTTTGCCTGTGGCAAATGGTGGTACTGGTGTAACTAGCTCTACTGGTACTGGCAATGTAGTGTTATCAAACTCTCCAACACTAGTAACTCCTGCTTTGGGTACTCCCGCATCTGGTGTAGCTACAAACTTAACAGGTACTGCCTCTGGTTTGACGGCAGGTAATGTCACAACTAACGCAAACTTAACTGGTGCAGTTACTTCTGTCGGCAATGCCACATCTTTGGGTTCATTTAGTTCTTCTGATCTTGCGTCTGCTTTGACAGATGAAACTGGTAGTGGTGCAAATGTGTTTGCTACTTCTCCTACTCTTGTTACTCCTATTCTTGGAACACCCACTAGCGCAACTTTAACAAACGCTACAGGTCTTCCAATTTCTACAGGTGTATCAGGTTTAGGAACTGGTGTAGCAACGGCTCTAGCGGTCAATGTAGGCTCTTCTGGCGCACCTTTGGTTAATGGTGGTGTTCTTGGCACACCTTCTAGTGGAACAGCAACCAACTTAACTGGCTTGCCTTTATCTACTGGTGTAACAGGACAACTTCCTGTCGCCAATGGTGGTACGGGAACAGCGACACCTAGCATTGTTGCGGGAACAAACGTAACTGTTACTGGCACATGGCCCAATCAAACTATTGCGGCTTCTGGTGGTGGTGGCGCACCAGGCGGTTCTACTACTGAAGTTCAGTACAACAATGCGGGTGCATTTGCTGGAATCACAGGTGCTACAACCAATGGAACAGCATTGACTCTTGTTGCTCCTATTCTTGGAACTCCTGCAAGTGCCACTTTAACGAATGCTACAGGTCTTCCTTTATCTACTGGTGTAACAGGCACTCTGCCTATTGCTAATGGCGGTACAGGTGCATCTACTTTGGCTGCCAACAACGTCATTTTAGGTAATGGCACAAGTGCTGTTCAAGTAGTTGCGCCTAGCACTGCGGGCAACGTGTTGACTTCTAACGGCACAACGTGGCAGTCTACTGCGCCAGCGGCTTCAGGCGTATCTCAAGCGAGGGCCACGGCTATCGCAATGGTCTTTGGTTTTTAAGGAAATATTATGGCAAATCCAAACCTTTTTGCGGCTACTACAGCCAGTGGCACAACGACATATTTGACACCTGGCGGCACTACTGCTTTGGTGCTGGTTCCTAACGCAGCTTCAAGTGGTCAAGTCTTCAAAATTAACCAAATCGTTGCAGCTAACGTGAACGGCACTTCAGCCGTAGATGCTACAGTGTCTATTTACACTAATGGTGCTGTGGCTCAAGGCTCTGCTCCTTCGGGCGGCACGGCTTACCCAATTGTGTCTACAGTGTCTGTCCCCGCTGACGCTTCGTTGATTGTTGTGGACAAAACCACAGGTTTGTATTTGATGGAAGGCACATCAATTGCTGTTACATCAGGCACAGCCAGTGGTATTGCATACAGCATCAGCTACGAAGTCATCAGCTAATCTAGGGGTTTAGTTCATGTCCAATCGCTACAAAGGCGGGGTTATTTCCGCAACGCCACCTACGACTAGCACAGCAGTTGCGTCTGGCTCTTGGACATTAAGACAACAGATGCAAGCTATAGCGGCTAACATTTGGCCTGTTCCAGCTCCTCCTGTTGCACCGACAGCAGTGGAATATCTTGTAGTCGCTGGTGGAGGTGGTGGAGGTCAAATTGGTGGCGGTGGTGGTGGTGCAGGAGGATTTAGAACAGCTACAAGTTTTGCTGTGTCTTCAGGAGTCTCTATTACAGTAACTGTTGGTGCTGGAGGCGGAGGCGCACCTAGTGGGATTGCCAATAGGAGTATAAAAGGAACAACTGGAAATAACTCGGTTTTTTCTACCATAACGTCTTCGGGCGGTGGTGGCGGTGGATCTTATGCGGCTACATCAAACGATGGTTTAAGTGGGGGTAGTGGCGGTGGCGGTGGAACTATATCTGTTGCTGGGCAAACGGCTGCTGGAGGCGCTGGAACTAGTGGGCAAGGAAATGCTGGAGGGGCTGGACACACTGCTACAGTAAACGGGGGCGGTGGCGGTGGTGGTGGTGCTAACGCTGCTGGGTCAGCAGGAGCGCAGTTTGCTGGAGGTAATGGTGGCAACGGCACTGCTTCTTCTATCACAGGAACTTCTGTCACTTACGCTGGCGGTGGTGGTGGCGGTGAGGTTGTTGGAACTTCTGCGGGTACTGGTGGAACAGGCGGAGGCGGTAACGCTAATTTTGATGCAGCAGGAAGTAACGGGGCAACAAACCTAGGTGGTGGTGGAGGCGGTGGTTCTTTTACTGATGCGGGGGCTGTTTACAACGCTGGCGGCAATGGCGGTTCTGGCGTTGTGGTTATTCGCTATGCAGATACTTTTGCAGCCGCAACTTCTACAACAGGCTCACCCACAATTACTGTGTCTGGTGGATTCCGAATCTACCAATGGACTTCTTCAGGTTCAATTACATTCTGAGGAACAACATGAGTCATTTTGCAAAAGTAGAAAACGGCATCGTCACACAAGTTATTGTGGCTGAACAGGACGTTATTGATTCTGGTTTGTTTGGTACTGGTTGGGTTCAAACTTCATACAACACGCATGGCGGTCAACACCTAGAAGGTAGACCATTGCGTAAAAACTATGCGGGAGTTGGTTACACCTACGACTCAGGCCGTGATGCGTTTATACCGCCCAAGCCATTTGCGTCTTGGTTGTTAAACGAAACAACTTGCTTGTGGGATGCTCCTACGCCAATGCCCATAGACGATAAGCGTTATATGTGGGATGAGCCAACAACATCTTGGGCTGAGGTAACTAATGTCTAAACAGTATCCTGGTGGTTTTATCACAAAGTCTCCTGTTGCTCCGACAACTTCGGCAGCTTCGGGAATTTGGACGCTTGACCAACAACTACAGGCTCAGAAAGCTGGTACTTGGCCTGGTGTGGCTAACTACATTGAGGATGTGTTTAGCACATACCTTTATACAGGTAACGCTGGCGTTCAAACAATCAATAACGGCATTGATTTGGCAGGTAAGGGCGGGCTTTTTTGGGGGAAAAATCGCAGCACCGCAGACAACCATTGGTTGTTGGATAGTGCTAGGGGGAGCAATACTGTTGCAACTAATACCACAGACGCACAAATAAATGCCTTTGCTGGTCAAACTCCATTTACATCAACAGGCGTTTCTTTTAATGCTTCCAATGCTATTTATAACTCAAGTAGCAATTTTTATTCCTCATGGACATTCCGAAAACAAGCAAAATTTTTTGATGTAGTCACATGGACAGGCACAGGTGCTAACCGAACTATTGCCCACTCACTAGGCTCTGTGCCTGGGTGCATTATGGTCAAGCGCACAGACACCACAGGTGATTGGCAGGTGTACCACCGCAGCCTTGCAAACACTCAATACACGGTGCTAAACACTACGGCAGCGGTTGCTACTGGTGCTACACGTTGGAACAGCACAACACCTACATCCACGGTGTTTAGCCTTGGCACTGACGCAACAGTCAATGCGTCGGGTGGCACTTACGTTGCCTATGTCTTTGCCCATGACGCAGGGGGGTTTGGCCTCGCTGGTACGGACAATGTGATTTCGTGTGGGTCGTTTACGACTGATGGCAGTGGCAACGCTACGGTGAGTCTTGGGTACGAGCCTCAGTGGTTGCTGGTAAAACGAACAGATTCAGCCACCAATGGTGATTGGTTTCTTTTTGACAATATGCGAGGATGGACTAATGGAAGTGGGTATAGCCTCCTAAGGGCCAGCGCCTCTGTTAGTGCCGAGTCAACCAGTGCTGTTTCATTTTGTTTGCCAACTGCAACAGGTTTTTCATTTGCAAACGCTGGTTTCCCCGCTAATTCATCGTGGATATACATCACCATTCGTAGAGGCCCGATGAAAGTGCCTACGAGTGGGACAAGTGTGTTTGGCTTGAACGCTAGAACTGGTACTAGCGCAAATGCTACTGTAACTGGGTCAGCTGGTGTTTCCGATGCAGTGTTAATTAAAAACAGAGGCGCAGCAGTTGGTGATTTACTTGCTTCAAGACTTACGGGAACAGGGTATGTTGAAACTTCTGCTACAACGGCAGAAGTAGCGGCAGGGACAACAATACTTCAAGCAAATCCTTGGGACGTTATGGATGGTGTAAAAGTTGGTACAACATCAACAATTACTAACGCTAGTGCAAACACATTTATAAATTATTTGTTTGACAGAGCGCCTAGCTTTTTTGATGTGGTTTGCTACACAGGCACGGGAAGTGCTAGAACTGTGACGCATAATTTGGCGGCAGTCCCAGAATTGATGATTGTAAAAGGAAGAAACCAATCGGCAACAAACTGGGCCGTTTATTCTTCTTCAATATCAAACACACTTACGCTTTATTTAAATGCCACAAACGCTCAATCAAGCGGGACATCTTATTGGAATTCAACCTCCCCGACAAGTTCTGTGTTTACTGTTGGAAACAACAGTGACACAAACACCAATACTTACACTTATGTTGCATATCTATTTGCCACTTGCGCTGGTGTTTCCAAAGTAGGAAGCTACACTGGAACAGCAACAACGCTTCAAATTGATTGTGGCTTTACGGCAGGTGCAAGGTTTGTCCTTATTAAGCGCACAGACACAACTGGCGCATGGTATGTGTGGGACACAGCCCGAGGAATCGTAAGTGGCAATGACCCTTACTTTCTCATGAACACAACAGCCGCAGAAGTAACAAACACCGACTACATCGACACCTACAGCGCAGGGTTTGAGATTAGTTCAACTGCGCCAGCCGCCATCAATGCAAGTGGTGGCACATTTATCTTCTTGGCTATCGCATAAGGAATCATCATGCAAATTCGTTTACGTTCAACAGGTGAAGTTATGTATGAAGGTGAGTTCCGTACTCGCTTTGCTCAAAACTTGCCACCCCGCCCTCTGACACAAGAGTGGCTCGATACCTATACCAGTGATCCCGCTGGTGACATTGTTTTTGAAGGCCCACAAGCTACAGGTGGAACTGTTTACCAATACTCTCAAGCCTCTGGCGTGGAGCAGATTGATGGCAAATGGTACACAAAGTATGTGCTTGGCCCTGTCTTTACGGATGGCGAAACAACTGCCACAGAACAAGAAGCTGCTTACAAAGCCACCAAAGATGCCGAACAAGCCAAAGCAATGCGTGACCAACGTGGTGAAAAGCTAAAAGATAGTGATTGGACACAAGTTGCAGATGCCCCTGTGGACAAAGCAGTTTGGGCAACATATCGTCAAGCCTTGCGTGATGTCACTACGCAGACAGGTTTCCCTTGGACTATTACTTGGCCTGATGAGCCACAATAAGGAGCAATCATGGCTGTAACTAGCGCACAAATTGTAGATTTCTTAGTAGCAAACCCTGGCATGAGTGATGCCCAGATTGTTTCGGCTATGGAGCAATACGGGGTTTCTCCTGCTCAAATGGCTACGGCTGTTGGTTTAGATGTTGGTGAGGTTGTTGCTCGTGTGGCAGAGACTGTTGCTCCAAATCAAACAGTAACGCTTGGCGACACTATTGTTCAACCTGTTTATCAAGTAATTGGTTCTGGTGAGGATCAGCAAATTGGTGGACTAGAGAATGTCATTACCTATAAAACAAGTGAAAATAAAGTGGGTGGTGGCTATCAACAATACACACCTACTGGTGAACTTCAGAGAACTGGTGTTCAACAAGAAGTAAATGCTGGTCAAGACTTTCTAAAGTTCTTGGCAGGTTCTGCTGGTTTGTTTGGTGGACTAGGCGGTGGTTTTGAGAGTCTATTTGGTGGCGGTGGTGCGGCAAATTTAACTGCTGAACAAATTGCCGCATTAACAGCACAAGACTTGGCTATAGGTGGTGGTGCTTTAGCGGGTTATGCACCATTAACTGCGGCTCAAATTGCGGCACTAACTGCTCAAGATTTAGCCATTGGTGGCGGTGCTTTAGCGGGGACACCACTAGCAACTATACCTGGCTTATTAACTACGGGTGCTACTACAGGATTAACTACTGGCGCTACTACGGGTGCGACTACAGGTGCTACCACGGGCGCAACAACTGGCGCTACAACTGCGGCTACAACTGCCGCTACTGCTGCCACTACGGGTCTAACCACAACTCAAGTTGCTGACCTAGTAAAAAAAGGTTTAACAACTCCACAGATTGCCGCTTTGGTAAAAGGTGGCTTAACTACTACTTCAGGTCTTCTCCAACAACAAACATCAAAAGAAGCGGCTGAAAGAGCGCAAGCCATGATTGACAGAGAGACTGCTGCTGCCAAACAAGCGGCTCAGTTCCGACCTGTTGGCATGACTACTAGATTTGGCTCATCACAGTTTGGCTTTGATCCTGTAACTGGTCAATTGACAAGCGCAGGATACACACTAAGCCCTGAAGCTAAAGCGGCTCAAGATCGGTTTGTCAAGTTGGCTGAGTCTGGTATTCAGCAAGCAGAAGGCGCACAGAAAGCCTTTGAACCCCTCCAAACGGGCGCTCAGAGTTTGTTTACATTGGGTAACAAGTATTTGGCTCAATCTCCAGAACAAGTTGCATCTGATTACTTAAAGAGCCAGATGGCTTTGCTTCAGCCTGGTCGTGAGTTAGAGTTAGCTAATCTTCAGAACAAACTTCAACAACAAGGCCGTGGTGGTTTATCTGTTGCTCAAGGCGGCACTATGGGTGCTACAACTCCTGAGTTACAAGCCTTGTTTAATGCTAGAGCACAACAAGAGGCTATCTTGGCGGCTAATGCACAAAGAGAAGGTCAACAAAACGTGTTGTTTGGTGCGGGACTATTAGGCACAGGCGCTCAGACTATGGGTAACTATTATGGTGGTCAACAAGCCGCTTATGCGCCCTATACAACTGCTATGGGACAAGTGCAAGGTCTTGAGACTGCTGCACAACAACCTTTCACAATGGGTTCTAATCTTGGTCAACAAGCGGCTCAAGCGGGTGCTAATGTGGGTCGTTTAGGTCTGTCGGGTGCTGAGTTTAGTACTCGTTTGGCTACTGGCCCTGCGGCAACAAACAATCCTTACTCAACATTATTAGGCGGGATAGGTTCTTCTGATGTATTTAGCCAAGGAGTTGGTGGTTTGTTTGGTAGTGCACCAGTAAACGCATTAAGTTCCAATTCATACGGGCCTGGAAATGCAGGCTTCCAAAGTATGCTTAACGATATTTATGGTGAACCCGCTATTGCAAATAGAGGAATTTCACAAGAAATGATTGACGCAAATACAAGAGCTGCCGCTCAAACTGCTCTTCAACCAACAACAAGTTATGGTAGTCCTCAAGACATGATAAATATGATGTCCCGTCTACCCAATCAACAATACAGTTATTAAGGACAAATCATGGCAACTATAGTTGAGGGTTTATTTGGCCTAACCCCTGAAATGTATGGTCAACAACAGCAAAGAAACGCCTTGGCTGAAGGCATTACTCTTGCCCAACTAGACCCTGCGGCTCGTGGTGCGGCAATGACGTATGCTGGTGCTAGAGGGTTAGGTAACGCCATTGGTGGTGCTATGGGTATAGAAGACCCACAGTTAAAGCTAATCAGTACTAGGAATACTATTGCCCAACAGATAGACCAATCTGATCCTGAGTCGATCCTAAAAGGCGCTCAGATGCTTGCTCAAGCTGGTGACCAACAAGGCGCTATGGCTTTGGCTCAATATGCTCGTCAAGCACAGAGTGAGATGGCTTTGGTAAAACAACGTCAAGCGGCAAGCCAAGCATCTTTGGCATCGGCTTCTCGTGAACGTCAACAAGCAGTTAATCCAAATATTCAGATTGCCAATGAGATTGGTACTTTAGAGGCTTCACTTTTAGACATTGAGAATATTCCTGATAGCCCAGATCGCACTCGTGCTAAGAATTTGCTAAACTTTCGATTAACAGCTTTAAAGAATTTAACAACAAAGCCTGAAAAAGAAAAGTTATCTGCATTTGGTCAGGAACTTGTGGATGCAGGATTGACACCAGGTACTGAACCATACATTAAACGTATGAATGAGTACTTAGAGAAAAAACTTGAAGGTGTTAAAAAAGGTACTGGCAACGTCACTATTGGTGGTATCAATGTTGATACAGGTGAAGCAGCTAAAAAGGCTGGTGCAATAATTGGCACAAATGTAGCCAACATTGAGCAACAATTCTCTTTGCAAACTGCCTATAAAGATGCACTTGGATTACTAGACAAAGGAATCTATGGCGGTGCTTTTGGCCCTGAAAAACAATTTGTAGCCAAATATACTGGTGTTGGAAGCCCTGAAAAGGTCGTAAACACAGAAGTATTCATGGCTAACATTGGTGAAATTGTTATTCCTAGACTTCAACAGTTTGGTGGCAATGACTCTAATGAAGAACTTAAATATTTGCAGAGCGTTGTTGCAGGAAATCAACGTCTTGAGCCTGAGTCAATGAAGCGTACTTTGATTAGCGCAGAAAAGAAAGTACAAAATAACATTAAACGTTTGAATCTACAAGCACAAGCGGCTAAAGGTGGTACTGAGTTACCAATTAGCCCTGTTACACCAACAACACAAAAGCCAACAAAACGTTGGAATCCTCAAACTCGTACACTTGAAACAGTAACTGGAGAATAATATGCCTACTTATGTTCAAGTTGGTAAGGATGTAGTTGAGTTTCCTGATGGAATATCTGACGAGCAAATAGCACAAGCTATTTCTGGGAGCATGCCACAAGCAAAAGCACCTTCATCTGGTTTTATGATGGGTTTGAAAGACCCTATCACCGCAGGCGCACAGATGATTCCTCGTGCTCTGGGTGCTGTAGCTAGTTTGGGCGGCACAAAGCCTAACTCCTTAAGTGATTTGCTTTACAGAGAAGCAAAACGTGTAGATGAGATGGCTAAAGCTGAAGAGCAAGGCTATCAAGCACAACGTGAACAGGCAGGCGAATCTGGCTTTGATGTAGCTCGTTTAGGTGGCAATATTCTTAATCCTGCCAGCCTTGTTCCTGCGGCTCGTGTTGCTCAATTAGCTAGGGCTAAAGGTTTGTCTAATGTTGGACAAGCAATTGCTGGTGGTGCTGTAGGCGGTGCTATGCAACCAGTGGTCGGAGAAGGCGAGTTTGGTGAGCAAAAGGCTGAACAAGTTGTTTTAGGTGGAGTTACTGGCCCTGTTGGTGAAAAGGTCGTTGCGGGTGCGGGACGAGTTCTCAATCCATTGGTATCCAAAGCAGAACAAACAATGCGAAGCCTTGGTGTTACCCCTACTACTGGTCAAACACTTGGTGGACAATTTAAAACTATCGAAGAGTTTGCTCAGAACTTACCTTTGATTGGTTCAAGCATTGAGAATGCTAGACAACGAGTGTTATTTGACTTTAACAAGGGGATAATCAACAAAGCACTACAGAAGGTTGATGATAAGTTACCTGCTGAAGTGGTTGGTCGTGATGCCATTGCTTATGCTTCAGATGAAGTATCTAAAAAGTACGATGATGTTTTATCAAAGATGTCGTTTGACTTGGACTTTGCAACCACAAGTAATATTCTTGGTGCTTTATCAAAGGCTAAGAGTTTGTCTCCAGATCAAAGACAGCAGGTTAGCGAAACTTTGAATGACATTGTTTTTGGAAAGTTTGCTGGTCAAAAAATAGATGGTCAAACCTACAAAGGTATTGAGTCTGATTTACGCAAGAAAGCAAGTAACTATGCAAATAGTGCAACCGCATCTGAGCGTGAAGTTGGAGAGGCTTTAACCGATGTTCTCGGGGTTCTCAAGAAAGAATTGTATTTCCAGAATCCTAAGCAAACATCCAAGTTACGCAGAATAGATAGTGCTTATAGTGATTTGTCTGTTATCAATGTGGCTGCGGCTAACTCTGGTGCAGAAAATGGTGTTTTTACGCCTAAGCAGTTCTCTACTGCTGTTCGCCAACAAGACCAAACCAGACGCAAATCATCATTTGCTAAAGGTCGTGCTAAGGGACAAGAAGTTTCTGATGCGGCAGTTCAAGTTCTTGGTGACACAGCCAGGTCAACTTTAGAGGGTCGCATTGCGGCTTCTACTGTTGGTGGACTAGGATTGTTATCTCAACCACAAGTGGGAATTCCTTTGGCACTTACTGTTCCTCCTGCATACAGCCAAGGTGGACAATCATTTATTGATGCGTTGTTGCGTAACCGACCAGAATTACTGCAACGTGTAGGCGGTATGCTTTCTCAACAATCAGCGCCAATTGGGTCGGTAGTCGCACCAAGTGCTGTTGGACAATACAACCTGTCTGAAAGAAGGTAATGAAAGACGGGCTGTTTGCTATCTCAGTAGCAGCCCTGATTCTCTGTTTTGTAATCTTTTGTAGTTATATTATTGTTTGGGCATTTCCGTGATCGCCTTTCTCTTGGCGGCAACCATAGAGTACCGATGTATTAAATGGACTTGGACTGGTGATGTTTACAACCGAAGGGTTGTTTGCA